ACAATCAATAATTATAATACCTTAAAATACATAGATAATAGGGTAGAAAAAGATGAGTAACGCAAATTCACTAAGTTATTTTAAACAAAAATTCAACGGTGGTACACGACAGAACCGCTTTGAGGTAGAAGGTAATTGGCCAAGCATAATTACTGAAAACCCCGAAACATGCTTTCATATAGTGTCTGCCAGTATGCCTCAATCCGATGTTGGAATTATTCAAATTCCATATAGAGGAAGAGTTCTAAATTTGGCTGGCGATAGAGAATATGAAGCATGGAATATAGTTGTTTATGATGACACAGGAACCAATTCTCTATGGAAAGCTTTTACTAGCTGGTCCAATAGAATTAATAAAATTCTTGGAAATGTTACTGATTCAAACAATTTAAATTTTACTCGCACAAAAACAAATTGGAAAGTTAGACAGTTAAATACCACAAATAACGGAACACTTCGTGAACTGGAGCTACTTGGTTGTTGGCCTGCCTCTGTTGGTGCTTTGAATTTCAATGCTTCAAATGTTAATCCTGTTGTTTTTACTGTAACGATGAATTACGATCAATATAGGATAACAAAATACTCATGAGCTGCGATAGCAAAATTTCAACTTTTAGAGATGCATTTGCATCATTTCCAAGAGGAAATAGATTTTCAATCTCCGGTCAAATCCCAAACTCTAATAATGGATGGGGTAACGATAATACTGGTGGCTTTCATATTCATGTCTTAGCCTTAAATTTACCTCCAGCGAACTTAACAACACTTAGATACAACTACAGAGGAAGAACTCTTAAGAATCCAGGAGATAGACTATTTCCTTTCTGGAATGTAACTATTCTTGATGATACGGGAACAGATACTGTATGGGAGGCATTCCATAAGTGGAGTCATAGCATCAATGATCACGATACAAATCTAAGAACCTCTGGTGCAAATTATGATTCATATAAACAAAATGGTTGGATCGTTAAGCAGCTTGGTCTTAACGGAGATACCATTAAGAGCGTAACACTTGAAGGTTGTTTTCCTTACATCGTAGGTCCAATAGAACTTGACATGAACCAGAGAAATACTGTGTGTCAATTTAGCATGGTAATAGCATACGACAGCGTTGTCGATGTATTTACGAGAGATGGCACTATAAACATTACTTGACAGGATATATTATGGCATTATCTGATATTTTAGGTTTTAGTTTCGGTAAGAATAAGAATAAACAAACGGTGAGCGATCAGTCGATTGCCTCTCCATTGCCACCAGAAGATTATGATGGAAGTTATCTAGTAGAAACTGGTGGTGTTTATGGGACATATATCGATTTTACTGGAAATGCGAGAGATGATTCCGCTTTCATTACTCAGTATAGAAATATGTCCCTCTATCCAGAGGTAGATACAGCAATCGATGAAATTGTAAATGAAACAATTGTACTTGGAAATGATAAAAAACCAATAAAATTACAATTAGATAAACTCAATCTTTCAGATACCATTAAAACTAAGATTCATAGAGAGTTTGATAACATCTTAAAGATTTTAGATTTTAAAGGTAAGTGCTATGAAATTTTTCGTAGATGGTATATCGACGGAAAACTATTTTACTATGTTGAAATAGATAATGAAAATCCTCAATTAGGAATCAAGAAGCTAATTCCACTTGATCCGATTAAGATTAAAAAAATCAAGAATCTTAAGAAGAGTCAAAAGAGAATAGGCTCTGCTGTTGTTCCTCTAATCCAAGAAGTAGAGGAATATTATCTCTATACAGATACTAATAAAGATTCTCTGATCTCTACAGGTCCTACTGGTTTGCGTTTGTCAACAGACTCGATTTGCTATGCACATTCCGGTCTTGTGGATATGAATACCAAACGAGTAATAGGATATCTACAAAAAGCTATTCGTACAATGAACATGTTGCGTCAACTTGAAGATGCAATAGTTGTGTATAGAATTTCTCGCGCACCAGAACGACGCATATTCTATGTGGATGTTGGTAATCTACCAAAGCAAAAAGCTGAACAATATGTTCGTGAACTTATGAATCGTTATAGAAATAGAATGATTTATAATCAAACTACTGGTGAAATCAAAGATGACCGTAATCACATGGCCATGCTTGAGGACTACTGGATGCCAAGAAGAGAAGGTGGTAGAGGTACTGAAATCTCTACACTTGATGGCGGTCAAAATCTAGGCGAGTTAACAGATGTTGAGTATTTCAAGCGCAAATTATATCAGTCATTGAATATTCCTGCGTCAAGACTGGCTGGGGATAGCCAATTTAATCTAGGAAGATCAGCTGAAATTACAAGAGATGAAGTAAAGTTCTTCAAATTCATTGAAAGAGTTCGTCTACGTTTCTCTGTGCTATTCTTGAATCTATTGAAGGTTCAACTTGTTCTTAAGGGTATCATCACAGTCGATGATTGGGATGACATGTATTCTGATATAGAATTCCAATTCAACACAGATTCTTATTTCAACGATATCAAAGACGCAGAAGTTCTTGCTAGTAGACTTGATCTGGCTGCTAATGCAGAGCAATATATTGGTAAATATTTCTCTACTGATTATATCCGTAAAAATATCTTGAAGCAAACCGATGAAGAAATTGAACTGATAAATACTCAGATGCAGTTTGATATTCTTAAGATGCAACAAGCTGCTGCAGCTCAACAGCAACAAGCCCAACAGGAGCAACAATGAAACATAGACTAAAAAAGATTGTTTTTGAGTCATTAGACAAAAATAAATTGTATTTTAACATCAAAAATGAGCTTTCTTTCAGGGTAAGCCAAATGATAAACGAAAAAATGCTTTTTGAACAGAATAAAATGCTTCAAAAATGCACTCCAAAGGCAACAAATAATGCTTTAGAAAGATTTGTTTCCGTAATAAAGGAATCTTTACAGTCAAAATACCCTATAGACATTAAATTAAACAACGGCGAAAATATAAGTATTAATAGCAAAGAAGGGCAAAGATTGGCAGTTTTGTTTGATAATCTAAATGAACATAATCGTGTCAAAATGACTTCTTCGCTTTTTGAGAATAGCACGAATTACAAACAAATTTTAGATTTCAGCAAAAAACTAAGGAAATAACACATGTCATCAAAGAAAGTATTTAAACAAATTCTTGAAGAAAATGCGGTAGGAGCTAGAAACTCTGTCCGCGAATTGCTTTATTCTAAGCTAAAACACAAGCTAAACGAAAAATACATTGAAATTTCAAGAACATATTTCAATGAGGGCAAAATGGAAGATATTGATGGCGATGGCCAAGTAGGCAATGACACAGAAGATGCTATTGCTAAAAAATTTATGAATATGGGTATGCCACAAGATAAAGCAGTAGCAAAGGCTAAAGGCATAACTGCAAAGAAGAAGAAGAAAAAATGAAGTTAATAACCGAAACAATTGAAAATGTTCGTGTAATTACTGAAAGTGTTGACGGTAATAATAAGAACTATTTCATTGAAGGTATCTTCATGCAGGCTGATGCCAAGAATAGAAATGGTAGAGTTTATCCCAAGCCTATTCTCATGAATGAAGTTAGACGATACATCAATGAACATGTAAATAACAAAAGAGCTTTTGGTGAACTAAATCACCCAACTGGCCCATCTGTTAATCTTGATCGTGTATCGCATTTAATTACTGAATTACACGAACGCGGAAATGATGTTTATGGAAAAGCCAAAATACTTGACACCCCAACAGGAAAAATAGTCAAGAGTCTATTGGGCGAAGGCGTTCAGCTTGGAGTTTCTTCAAGAGGAATGGGATCTCTTAAGAAGACCAAAGAAGGTGTAAATCAAGTTCAGGAAGATTTCATGCTTGCCGCTGTTGATATTGTAGCGGATCCATCTGCTCCTCATGCGTTTGTTAACGGCATCATGGAAGGAAAAGAATGGGTTTGGAGTAATGGAATTCTAAAAGAAAAAACAATTTCAAACTACAAAAAAGCTATAGAAAACACTCCAAAGAAAAATCTTTCCGAAAAAACAATAAAAATATTCAATCACTTTTTGAGGGGTCTATGAATTTTATAGAAAGTAAATACATAGAGCAAATTAATAATCTTCAGAAAGAATTAGCAATATTAAAATTGCAAGAATCTAAGATTTCAAAGGCTGTAAACTTAAAAGAATATTCAGATGGCTCATTAGGTACACTTGAAGGTGCTGCTGAAACTGTTGCAGACACTAGCATTGATTTGCTAAAAGGTTATTTAACAGCAGCAGGAATTCAAAGAGCTTTATCTGGAGAAAAAGTAAAACCAGAAGAATTATCCTCATTAAGAGCAACACCAATTATTAGACATAACATACAAGACTTTATGTCTAACTTAGTTGCAGCTCCATTGATGGGTATTGGTTCTAAATTAGCAGCAGCAATAATCAATGCCGCTGGAAGAAATCCATTGGATTTTGCCAAGGCAGTTGAACTAACAAGATACAATCCGTATGCGATTGCAAGCCCCGACGAAGAAAGAAGAAAAACAGTTGCGCCACAAAATCCGCAACAAACTCAACAGACTGGTCCAACACCATAAATAAATTAGGAGAATATATGAGAAATAGAAAAAAATATATCGAAGATGAAATTTTAAGCGAGGAAATGGAAGAAGAAACCGAGGAAGAAGAGATGGATGAAACTGAGGACGAACAAGATGAGTCCGAAGATGAAGACACCTCATCCGGTTCTGGACAAAAGGCTGCTGCTGGTTTCGTTGACTTTGATGTCAATGGAATGGGTAGCATGGATGCTAATGGAGGAAGAGTCTTTATTCAGACAGATCCAAGAATGGATCCTAACATGCAAAAGCTCGCTCCATACAATCAAATGACAATTGCTACCCCAAAGGTATCACCTGTTCAAATGAAAGAAGCATTCGAAGCCATTTTTGGTGATAGCGATTTATCAGAAGAAGCTGTAACAAAGCTTCAAACTGTCTTTGTCGCTGCTCTAAACGAGAAGGTTGAAGAGCATGCCAAGAATGCAAATAAGATTCTTGCTGAACAGTATGAGAAGAATCTCGAAATCATGGCTGGTACACTTGCTGAAAAGCTTGATGAGTACCTTGGCTATGTTGTCGAAGAATGGATGCAGGAGAACAAGGTTGAAGTTGAAAGAGGCATCAAGACTCAAGTCGCTGAAAACTTCATTCGTGGTCTCAAGAATCTATTCGAAGCTCACTACATTGATGTTCCAGAAGACAAGTACAATCTAGTTGACGAACTATTCGAACAGAATGACGAACTCACTAGAACTGTAAACAAGGTCATCAACGAAAACATGGCTCTAAAGAGAGAGAATGTTTCCAGCAAGATTTCTGGCATTTTCCTAGAAGAATGCCACGGTTTAACAGACACTCAAATTGAAAAATTAGGATCACTTGCCAAGGGTCTTGATTTTGATGGCGAGGATTCGTTCAGAGGTAAGCTTCAGTCGCTCAAAGAGGCTTATTTCTTCAGAAAACAAGAAGCTAGACCAACTCAAGTAGCTCCAGTGGCAAGCCCAGTAATGGATCTACACGAAATGGTTCAACCTTCGGCACAGGTTATTGAAAATGAAACTGTCTCTCAGGTGGCTAGAGCAATGAGTAGACATATTAAGAAATGATAAGGATTTAACTAAATAACACAGGAGAATACACAAAATGTTTGAAGACTCAACCCCATACGATATTTTAACTGAAAAGTGGAACCCCGTCCTAAATCACGACGCAGTTCCCGCTATTGAAGATGTTTATAAGAAGAAAGTTACCGCAGTACTTCTTGAGAACCAAGAAGCTGCTATGCGTCAGCAGTATCTAACCGAAACCTCAGCCAATGCAATTGGCGGTGGATTTGGTCTAAACACCAATGCATCTGCAAACAGCAACCTACAGGGCTATGAT